TCCTGCCGGGACTGCTGCGCGTTGGCATAAGTCATGCCGGACTGGTCCACGGCGAGCAGGTAGGCGGGAATGTCCATCAAGCGCGAAATGTCCTTTGCCGAATACTCGCGCCCTTCGACGAGCTGCAGCTTTGACGGGTCGCTGTCGAATTCCGTAAAGGTGATTCCCTCAGACAATGCGCCAATGGCATTCTCACGGCGGCTCGAGGACCATGACGCGGCGAGTTCGCCCAGCTCCTCAGACGACATAGGCTCGCCACCGGTCTGCTGCAGGTAGCCCGCTGCAATCTCATTGGAGGCAAACCGTTCCGCCGCCTGGTCAAGTCGGATGGCACACTGCACTGCTCGCCGGCCGGTGTAGACAATGCCTTGTGACCCCGACAGGAAACACACTACGTCACGGATGTTTAGCTCGACGCCGTTAAACATGACGACACCCGGGGTGCCGAACCATTGCGGTCCCTGGTTATTCGGGGTCTCAATGTTCGCGGCCGGGAGCCATTGAAAGGTTGCCGGGAATCCGTTGGCATAGCGCGACGTGACAACCCAGAACGCGCGGCCTTGAAGGATAAGGTCCCGGGCCGTCACGGCCATGACAAAGTTGCGTGTCTCCGTGGGTGACGGCCTGGTCATCCACGATTCGCCCTCAATGTAAAGCTTCTCGTAACGCTGCCCGGTCCATTGCAGTGTGTAACTGCGTAGGTCGAGCGTACTCACGACAGTCGAGAGCAGGCTAATAGCCCGGGTGACTGACGGCACCGACATAGCGGCCGTTTCGGCTGCGCCTGTCTGGAAGCCAATAAAGTTCTGTGCCCGCTGCGGCGCGCCTGCGGCGGCGGCAATGGGAGCGGTGCCCATCGCGGGTATGGCCTTCACCTTCGGGCGGAATAGGTCCATGGCATAAGCATCCCTTATACGTCGGCGAAATACAAGGGTACGCGGCGAGAGGCCAAGGGAATGAAACCCCCCGCCGCGCGCTTATACGTTAGCGGCCGGCGAATGCTATCTGGGGCTTTTTGCGCGTCACGGGCTTTGCAATGATTGACGCGGCCCACACCATGCAACGCGCCATAGTGATAGGACCTGGCGAACGTTGACTGACAATGGCATACCCGTTACGGGTTTCGACACCTACGGCGCGGCCTACATGCTCGCGCAACATTTCCTCGCCGGTGTGTACCAGGCGGCCCTCGTTAATAAGGCTACGCACGGTGGACGTATGTGTCTGAATCTCGCCGTAGCCCACTTGCACTTTCTTACGCGCGAGCGATACCGGGGCAATGTCGAACATATTGGGCGGCATGGCAACGCTTACACACCCGGCCGCCTCATGCTCGACCTGCTCCCAGCACGCCGCCAGGCTATCCGCGACGAAGGCAACCGTGACGCCAATACGCCCGTCCTCCAGCTCGACCGCGCGCACGCCGGAATACAAGGCCTCGTCGATTGACGAATCTATTGCCAGCACACCACCGGCCGGAATGTCAGGAACCTCGAGGGCGTCAAACACCCCGGGTGCCAACCAGCTATTGACGGTGGTCACCCAGACGTTAAGCGATGCGCGCAAGAATGCGCCTTTGTCAATCTGCTCAGATTCGTCGGCCAGTACGGACGGGTCCAGCGTGTAACCGATTGCCGGGTTCGCCATGGGCCAGAGGTCGGGGCGCGCCATGTAGTCGACACCTGGGGGACACGACCACTCGGCCATGAATAGCTTTGTAGTCTTGCCCTCGTCAATTGCGCGGATGCCTTCCTCGCGCATCTGGGTCATGGCGTCCGATTCCTCGGTGCCCGCCGTGGACCAGCATGAGAGCAGGGGCGACCGCATGACGCGCTGCGAGGGAATAGCGCCGTTCAGTAGAACGGATGAGCTGATATTCCATATCTCGTCAGCGAATACATAGTGCGGTGAGTACCCGTGAAAACTGGATTGTGTCGCGGCCTGCACAAGCCACCGGCTACCGCCCGGCATGATGACTTCGTTTAGGCCAAAGGTTTTCTTAGCCTTTGCGCCCCATTCCTCCACAAGGATGGGCCATAGAGATTGGAATATCTCGGTTGCCAGAATCAGTTTGTGAGCTGTGGAGATAATCAGTACCGGCTCGCCCCGGCGTTCTGGCTCGCGCGTAAGTGCCCACAGAATCATCGCCCGGAGGGCCGCGGTCTTTCCATTCTGGCGGGCAACGGACACAAGGGAGCGGCGGTAGATTAGGTCGCCCTGGTCGTCGTGCTGCAGCTGCCCATCGACGGCCAATCTTTGCCACGGCATGAGTGTGATGCCCAGATATTTCTCAGCGATGGCCGCAACCTCGTGCCCGTAGGTAGCCGCTGTCGGGAACCCAGATATCAGGCGCGGCTCAATCTCACGCGGCCCCGATGTATCGCGCAACGCGGCTAGTGATCTGGACGAATCGGACTCAGTCTGGGGCGTTCGTGAGAAAACGTTAGATGGGATCGGGGGCAAACTTTCGTCCACACAAAAAAACTCCCGCGCGTTATCTGCAATCGCCTTGCGCCTGCGCTTCTCAGTCTCTGCCCTTCGAGCGTTTAAGTAGTCGGCCCCGCGCTTAGAGTTGCACGACTTGCACGCCCCCACCCAGTTGCTCTGATCAGTAGGGTCCACGCCCTCATCAACCGGGACAACGTGGTCCACCTCATTGGCAGGCGCTTTCTTACACCACCAGCATGGCCCATCCCACGCCTCAATGAATGCACGGCGTGCCTTCGCATAGCCTGGTGCTACTAGGTCTGCGCGCTTACGCTTAGGCATTCACTGGGATCAGGTCGGCATCCTTCACCATGTACTCCCTCAGTGTGGCGTGGTCGTGCTGCTCACTGATGGTAAGGCTAGACCACCATGCACTGAAGGTGATGCCCGGTTCCCATACGTCGTGTGCGTTGGCCTCTTGTGCTGTGACTGGTAGGCCCTGCCTCACCTTGTCCCTCGTGCCTTGTGCCATCGAGTACCGAATAGCCGGCGCATCATTCAACCGTGCCCGCTTTGCAGTGAGTACGCATCCCACTACTTCGTGAGGCCCGGGAGGTGACGATGGCCCACCGTCTGCCTGCCTAGTTGGCATTGACTCAATCAGTGCAGTGGTGCCCGCGTGTAGGTCGGCAACCTCTAGCCGTTCCGCATGGCGCATCAAGGCCTGCCCTATCTCCTGGCGTAGTTCGTCTGCCTTGCGTAACCGGGCATACACACCGGCCAACCTGTCGACGGTATCGCGTACGTCTGCCTTCGTGATCATGCTGTTCCCCTTAGGTCAACACCCGCGCGCGCGAGTTCTATGTCTGACGGTAAACCTACCCCTACCCCTCCCACCCTGACTTTCGTCAGCCGCGCCTCCGATGATTGCCAGCGCGTCCCGGCATCTGCTACCCCTGTCTTTCGCCCGTAGTCGCACGAACGTCCGTCCCGCATTCTCTGCGTCAGTTGCCCACCGTGTAGCTGTGCCAGCGGCTAGGGCCTTGGTCTGCATGTAGCGGGCGATGATGGCTTCACGGGCTCGCGTTGTTCCGGAGGTCTATCAGATCACACGGCGCGGCTTAGCCTTCGCATCACGGCGGCAATGTCTGAGGGTCGCCACAAGTACCACTCAACGTGCCCCGCGAGAGTGTCCCGCCATTCTGTCTGTGCCGTTGCCATGCGGCCTGTCTCGGTCTTTAGTTCCGCGAATATCACCCCCTTCGTGCGGTGCGCCAGCACAAGGTCGGGGAATCCCACGTTGCCGGTAATGGCAGTCATCCACCTGTCGCCCACCTGGGCAGGCCGGGAATGCTGCACCATCCACCCGAACGTACCCGCCAGCTCGATGACTTGCGCCTGCCATTCCTTCTCACTCATGGGCGGGGGGTACTCAGAGAGGCGGGGGGTCAAGTGACGCCGCCTTGTCTGCATGGCTTTGGGCATTCGCCCGCAGCCTTAGGGATCGCTGGATTTCGTCCACGCGGTCTGGCGTGAGTTCACTGAAGCGGGCCACGCCGTACATGGCCATGGCACCGTTCACAAGGTCTTTCCCATGCTCGTCGACCAACGCCTGGTAGGCATCCTTCCCATCCGCCTTGTCGTCGTGCGTTTCCTGCACGGGCGACGGTAGCGGCGTGGCCTTCGCCTTACGGGGCGCGGGCTTATCCTTTTCGGGGTGGTCTTTTTTCCAGAGGTCGAGCCCGATACCCGCGCGCATTCCAGCGTTTCTCAGGAAATCACCCACTAGCTCTTTCACTGCGTCAGACTTGCCCGGCAGGCATGAGCCATAGCCAGGGCGACGAACGCCGCACAAGTGCAGGTAGCCCCAGAGGCCAATAGGCCGCCCTTGGTCGTCGGTTACTAGCAGCGGCAGGCCGTCGGCATCAAAGGCCATGGGCTCCCACCACCATGTGGGGTCGCATTCCAGTAGCGCCCTAGTGGTCGCGGCGTGGCCTAAATACTTGAGCTCGACACCGCCCTTCGGGATTACGTCCACCATCTCGGCGGGTGGTGAGGCCCATTCGGCCAGCAGTTGCCGCAATGCTTCGCGGTCGTCTGCGTGCGTGTCCATCGGTTCCCCTTAGATTCCGGCGAGCCACGCGCACAATGGCGTGACCAGCGTGTAAGTAATGGCGGCCACGATGATGACCCCACTAATCTCGAAGGCCAGACGGTTGAGCGCCCTCATGCGGCGTCATCCCATCCGCTGTAGTCGCCGCGCTCATCGAGCGGGCTAATCCACTCCGGCCCAGTCGGGCGCGGAGCGCGGTACTGGCGGAGATTCACAATGCGCCTGAGCGTTTGTACCTCCGGGATCCACCCTGGGCACTTACACTCCGGTGCGCCGTCGTTCCTCTGTCGGCAGGTTCCCGGGGCAATAGTGGTGGCCCCTGAACCGGCGTGCAGGTTGTGGCTGTGGCCACAGTGCGGACATTTCATGTTTTCCCCTTGATAGTGGTGGGCCGGGTGCTGGTACTTGAGCTCAACACCCGGCCACCTGTCTAAACGCTACTCCCGCGCTTTGTGACAAGTCTAGAAATGCCTAAGCGCGTCCCACTATGCGAAACACGCGCTAGCGCTTATCGCATCCCCATCCCCACCCGGCGCGCGCCCATAGGCGGTTCGCGGCGACCATCTGCTGACGCCAGGTGGCGTCGCCCGCATTGTCGGGGTAGCCCTTCGGCTTATAGGCATCCCACGAACCGGAATAGAACCCCAAACCACCTTGGTAACGAGGTCCTCGATGCTGCCAGTTCACGCCGCCGTAGCCTTTACCGGGCTGCTCGCACCTGCCGACCTGTAGCCATAGGTCGTGATTGGCAGGGAGCGGGGGGCGTGGTGCTGCTGCTGCTGGTACTGCAATGATTGCCACGGCGAGCGCGGCTCCGATGATCCTACGCATAGGGTCAGTCCTTACTAGGGGACACGGCCTGCCACGATCTCAGCACCGCTACTAACGCGGTCATGCCTGCCGAGATTGCAGCGAGTAGGGCGGAAGGATTACCACTCGCCCAGGTGGTGCAGAACGCCGCCATGACGACTGCCGCAGCGGTGAGCCCTGCGATGGTGC